ATAATAATAATAATAATAATAATAATAATAATAATAATAATAATAATAATAATACAATAATAATACAATAACAATAAAATAATAATACAATAATATCAACAACTTTTTTATGTATGACGCAATATACTGTATTGCACCATACTGCAACCATCAAACACGAGAGTATTACCACCACACCCTACACCGCAAATTTCGGCATCATACTGAACCGTGTAATCGTATAATGCGCTTTCTCGAGCACCCGTTTTTTTTCTGCGTTATACGCACGTATCGACACTAAACAGTCTTCGTACGTTTTCCATTCGGCGCAACTCACTTCCGACGACTGGTCAATACATTCTTGTACCGAATCTGAATACGACATATACGCCAAATAATATTTGTGTTTATACGACTTGTAGTTCGATCCAATGAATATTTCCTCGTATGGTGCAATATTATGTATCGGCACAATCGATGCGGAAGGATACCCGGTTTCTTCGCAAAACTCTCGAACTGCACAATCGAAATCTTTTTCTTGATAGTTCCGGCGCCCTTTTGGAAATCCCCATTCGGCGTTTTCCCATTGTGTTCCCGTGAGCGTGTCTTCCACCAATGTTTGGAGAGTATACAAATCGTTCTTTAATACAATGCCTTTGCGTAATGCATTGAAATTTTCTCTCGATTTTTGTTCTTCTGCGGAATACAGCGCCGATTCTTGAGCGTTCTCGCCCCACAATTCGGCCCATATTGCATTGAACGGTTGGGTCAGTAATCGGGTTTTTTCCGAAGTAGTCATTTGCACTATCATATTCGAAATATACGATTTATCGAAAATGGAATATTTGCCGCGCATAAAATCAATAAATCCGAGAGTATCTCGCCGTCGTATCATCAGATATTCTATAATCGGGGTTTCCGAGAATTCCACCGTGCGTTGTCGAAACACAATCAGTCCAAAACTAGTAATGGGCGTTTTGCATTGGTAATGCAAATGTCCGTGTTTTCGGCAATTGTTGCAGAATTTCGGTTTTGGTTGGTATTCCGTCGTATGATTTAGGGCATTTGCCACAAACGCATTTTTATGATGATCCCCATTTTGCCGCCGAAATTCCTCTGTCGTTTCTCCGGAGAAACCTCTCATTCCTATGCTTGCACCTCTCGCAGGAATTGTCCCAAAACCGTGTGTCGGGGATACTTTCGCGGAATGTTTATGCTGGGAAATCCCCCAGCCGTCGCCAATACCGGTTTCGTCGAAACTAGTGTTTGTTAAAAAACGTGTATTCATTGTTTTGCGGGTTCGGTATATGATAATAATGGGTTGTTTTTATATACGTTGAACGGTTCAACAAAAATGCCAATGATTCAACCAAACCCGGCGGTATGGGGTCCCCATTACTGGTTTTTTCTGCATTCGGTCGCGTACTATTACCCGGAATACCCGAACGATACGACGAAACGAAAATACTACGATTTAATACAAAATATGCCGTTGTTCATCCCGAGCGAAACCATCGGGAATCGGTTTAGCCGATTACTGGACAAATATCCTGTGACTCCCTATTTAGATAAACGCGAGTCATTCATACGGTGGGTCAATTTTATACACAACAAAATCAATTACACAATCGGTAAAGCGGAAATGTCGATAGACGAGAGTGTGGCGGCGTATGAATTGCAATACGATATTGCGCAACACACTCTCTATAACGGTAGCGCGTTATTGAAAACCGAAGTGTATTCGCAAATGGCGATTGTGGCGGGGTTATGCGTTCTGTTGTATTATTGCTACAAAAACGAAGATTCGTAGGAAATTATGTTGCTAATATATACTAATTTCGGCAATGCGATTCGAAATCGTCCTATTTATATTGGCGGTATTTGTTATGGTCAACATATATACCGACGGAAAATACTGGAAAGTGCTCCTTTCGTGGAAAAAATACTACCAAATGGCGGGAGTAGCATTCGGGGCACTTGTCATATACTGGCTGTTTCGCAAAAACCCGATCCACGTGCAACAACTCATTGCACATTCAAACGAATACTTGAAATATCTACCTGTAGACAAGAATGCGGCGAATATGCTGACTCCCGTGTTGGATTTTACCGCAAGATATTCCGGACATCCCTCGCAGGCTTATGGTAATGCAAGCTGGGCGCCCGCGGTAACCGATACACACCCTATATTGAGTATGCCCAATGTTTCATCTGGCGGAAATCGGAACGCATACGCTGAGCAACGAATACGCTCTTCGGGAAAAACGGGCACAAAACGGTCCGTGAGTGAAACGAAGAAGAAATTCGTTGCCGCAAAACAAAATTGGAAATGCGGCCATTGCCAGAAACAGTTGCCGGCATGGTTCGAGGTCGATCACATAATACGTTTAGAACATAACGGGAGTAATCACGTGGATAATTTAGTCGCATTATGCCGCGATTGTCACGGCGAGAAAACCGCAATTGAGAATTTATAATGTGACATTTCCTACGTAGATATATATCAATGACACGCGGTTTTCTTTGAAAGGTGGTATCATACAAACGACGTATTGAAATATACCGTATTATGTAAATCCTACATAGTTCGTTATCATATTTATATTTACAACTATATTTCATCTTATATGTGACGTTTTACATATAGTATGATGCGTGAACCCGTCGAAGTCCAAATTTATCTTATATAAACATATTCTATAGTATATAATAAATATAGGTAAGAATGGCGACAACCATACCCCCCGCTACTCCACAAAACATCAACAGAACCGCCAACACAACCACTGAATATATATTCAAAAAGATGGCCGGTATAAATCCGGCAGACGAATTAACCGCCGAAAAAAAATCGGAATTATACACTTGTGGTTTAAAATACGTATGGGCGTTTGGGTTATTGATTGTTTCCGGCATTTTTATATACGTTGCATCGACGGACGATAAGGCGTTAACAGAAGGGGTGTTTAAACATATGGTATTTACTATTTTACCAATCGTAATTGGATGCATATTGATTTTACCGCTGTTTTCGCAAAAGATAAACACCACTACACTAGTATTCAACGGAATTATTCTCATAGTGGTGTTATTATCCGTATACGCGTTTTACGAAATCAAGAGTCCGGAATCGGTTATGTTTGTTCGATACATAATGTATGGTCTAGTCATTTTCGCATTAATCGTAGCTTTAGCAATTATTTATAAAATATATATTCGATATATTTACAATAAACGCGGCTGGGTCTTTTCGGTTATCCAACTCATCTTTTTCATACCGTGTTTGTTACTGGATTTTATTGAGTATATTAAATCGGAATTAAAAGTTGCGCCCAAAACCGTATATGTATTATTTGCGATTGAGTTATTACTAGTGATCGCATACATTATAATATCACACTTATCGAGAGTATCTAAAAAACCGAGCACCAATATATTATTGGACGAACCGGTCTTTTTAAATACGAAAACACAAGTATCGGATTACAAAACATTCGTTATGGGTAACATCGACGAGTCGCCGTTTGCAAAACAATACGAATTCCACGCAAACTATTCTATTTCGTTTTGGGCATTCTTAAACGCCGTAGATACATCGCAAGGCGTTACATTACTCCGTATCGGCCCGTCCGCAACTAAATTAGTGTATGGAAAACCGCATATACAATACGCGAATGGTGTCTGCTCGTTTTACCTAACAACCCCCGCAACTCTATCCCGCAATCCTACTCCACAATTAACAATAAATGTCCCTTTACAAAAATGGAATTATTTCGCGATTTCATATGATGAACATAAAGTGAATGTCTTCGTAAACGGAGTTTTAGAAAAAACGTATACATTCCAAGATGGCGAAACTCCCGAATACAATATAACCGATGTAATTACGGTCGGAAGCAATATTTCGTCAATGAATGTGGGAGCAATTTGTAATATTCGATACTACAAAAAACCAATTACAAAATCGGAGGTGACGAGCGAATATAATCGGTTAATGTATAGCAACCCGCCAACGCAATAGACTATTATTTCGTGTAACCGAATTCATAAATAAAATATGTATTATAATATATAACGAATGAACACCTCCACGATAATTTCGCTGATTTTATTTTTGATAATATTTGTCGCGTTATACCAAACATACTTTTACCTAAACCCAAAGGTATTAAACGACGGCACTATCATTCCAATTACGCAACCTACTACGCAATTCGATATCAGTGTTTCGGAAATCGAAGATCCGTCGTCTATCCGTTATTTCTATGACGGGTGGCTGCGCGTAAACGGCGTTCCTGACAGTGCAAACCCGTATGTCATATTTAATCGCGGAAAAGAATTTGTCGTAACTCTCACCGGACACGTATTAAGTGTAATGAATTATAGAGATTCGGCAACCGATATTAAAACCGCAGGTGGGTGTTTGTCGAGTTCTGATAAAAAAGCGGTAAAAATCATCGATATCGCAACGAACTTTCCTTTCCAACGATGGGTGCATTTTTGCATTAATGTCGACGAAAACCGTATGGATGTATATCTGAACGGCAAATTAGCGAAAAGTATGCAGGCAGGAACAGTGTATTACAAGAGTAGTACGGGTAACGGGCAAGACGATATGACGAAACCTGTTGATTTTACGGTATATCCCACCGATCAACCGATTAGTGTCGGAAACTTAAAGGTAAATGGCCGTTTAGCGAAATTTAGGCGTGAACCAGTAAACGTGGACCCACAGACTGTATGGAATACGTATATGTTAGGACCTGGAGTTCCCGGCGTAGAAGATGAATTGGGCACGGATTATCACGCAAAAGTGAGCATTACGCGTAATGGTAAAACGCAAAGGTCGGTTAAGTTGTTTTAACGTATAGGCGTTAATTCGTTATGTATTGGTAGTAATTCCTACTCTCGCGCATCGCATCATAGTTGGCGGATTCTTCGGTGAAACAACCGAAAAGATTCATAGAAAACGATTGCAGGTTTTGTGTATAAATAATATCGTATAATTATATATTAATAATGAATTATACGATAATTACATTGGTTTTCATTATTTTAATGATGATGTATGTGATGTATGTATATGCAACAAACACAAATCTCGTTAGCGGTGTGGTTAAACTATCTGAACCAGGTTCCGTCAGTCCTATATTATGGACAAAACTCACCAACCCAGGTGCGACCACATATCACTACGAGGGATGGTTATACATAAAACAGGTTCCAACCGGTAAGAAATGCGTGTTTTATAGAGGAGACGCTGTGGGAAATGCCGATTTTGCGTTAATTTTAGAGGGTAAAAACTTAAGTGTATGCAAACAGGGTAAAATACAAGGTGGCGTGCAGGATGATTCGGTTGCGCTAACCGTATTGACAAACGTTACAACGGATTTTCCTTTACAAAAATGGGTATATTTTGTGGTAAATGTAGTAAACAATAATATAATAGAAACGTATTTGAACGGAAAACTAATAAACACAAAACAATTGCAGGGAACTACCTTACTGAATGTGAACACAAAGAGTCCCGTCTATATCGGCGGTGCGAGTTCGTGTAACGGATATTTAACCAAATTCAAGAGAGAGCCTTCCGCTTTAACCCCCGATGATGTTTGGAAACGTTATTTAGAAGGAAACGGCATTTCGTCGTTGTCCAACTGGCTGGCTGGATATAATGCTAGTTTTTCAGTATATAACGCAACCGAAGAAGTAAAGAAATATACGTTATTCTAAAACAAACTATACAACTACGGCTATATTATAGTTCATATATTATGCGTTCTTATATATGTGTTATACTGCAAATAACGGCTATTTCTTTTTCATTATAACCCATCTATCTAGCCCAATTGTTTCTTTATAAATAAATTCACAGTTAAAAAAGTTACAAATTTCAATTAATAGATCGTCGTTATACACATAATGATGCAAACACCTATTATTAAAATTATCTAAACTTCTTTTTGTAAATGATTCTAAATTACCAGCTGGCGTATCTAACGTTAAATCGTGATTCTTTAAAATCTCTGGAAGTGTAGATAAATCATCTTCGCCTACATCCTTTTCATATTGAGCCAATAACGTTGAAAACTGTGAATAATTTCGTTTATGGTCAAAACACGCGGATTTTTCGGGAACAATAATGATTATATACCCATCATTTTTTATTATTCTTAACCACTCATTTACTGCCTTTAGTGGATTTGCTATATGTTCTAATGAGTGAGAAGAAAATACAAAATCATAAGAACCATTTTCAACTTTTGAAATATTTACAGCATCATTCACGATAATCTTTCCTTTCTTATTGGCAAAATAATTGTATTCGTCTGTAAAATTACTCCAAATAGTATTTTTTGAAAAAACAACATTGTCTAAACTACTAGCGTTTTGATACACGACTGTTGCAGAATAGGAAGGTCCGCCTATTTCAACACCGAGTTTGTCTACTGTGATTGATTTTAAAATATTATCTAGAATAGACATAGTTATATAATAAACAAATACATAAATAATACTAAACCGAACGAATGTGCATTTGGCAGGTAGAGAGACAAAGATCGAATTTATTGTTTCTAATTACATCATATTTTCAATGCTATTGCTATAACGTAAAGAATGTCAGCTCAACCCAATACAATTCAAAAATGTGCAGGGTATATAATTTGTCTTTATTTATCAAATCACAGGGGGTATGTTTATGCAATTTAGAATAAACATAACCCAACATTTACACACAAAACCCCTATGATTTTAGCGAAATTTACTAAGGATATAATAATGGTAATAAATGAAGCGCGACGAATTATACCCAATAATATATTGATATCATATATAGTACGCGATTATGTCCCAATTCACCGATTTATCAAAACCGCCCGCCTCAAATGCCATTGTTTCAGCTCCTATACTTCCTACAACACAAGACGTGGTGACCGGAATAAATAATACATTGGTTGGTGTGCAGAATGCAGTTACCGAAGTAAAAGATGGTGTAAGTAATACATTGAACGAATTCTCGTCAAATAATGTGATGAACGCAAGTAGTGAATTTTTAAACTCAAACAGTATTATTGCTAAATTCGGGTTTTTGTTATTGGTATTGATTGTGTTTTTAGCACTATTGAGAGTCGGATCGGTTATACTTATGTATTTTATGTCCGCGACAAAACAACCATACATCGTAAAAGGATTATTACGCGGATCGGTGCCGGTATCTATACGTCAAGACCCCGCGGATAACAAATCGCCGGTTATTTATAGGTCGAACAACCGTGACGGTGGTATTGAGTTTACGTGGTCGGTTTGGCTACTGGTTAATTCGTTAGATTCTTCCGTCAAATACTCACACGTTTTTAATAAAGGTAATAACTCCTATTATCCATCGAACGACGCGACTGTCGGCAGACGAAACGTTGCCACTGTAAATAATTCGCCCGGGTTGTATATCGGCGACGGTTCCGATCAACCACAAGTGAACTCTCTCACGTTTATAATGGATATCGAATCCGCCGGAAACAGTGTATTAAATCAACGAAAACTGGTTATCAATAATATTCCATTAAACAAATGGTTCCACGTTGCGTATAGATTAAAGAATTACTCATTAGATTGTTACGTGAACGGTGTATTGGCCCAGAGCCAGAGTTTCGACGCAACTGTTCCCAAACAAAATTACGACGATATCCACCTAAACCAAAACGGAGGGTTTAACGGGAGCTTGTCGAATCTGCGCTATTACGATTACGCAATGTCTGCGTTTGATATTAATGCTTTAGTCAATTATGGTCCAAATCTAACGCCAAGTAATCTAGAGTCGAAATCCAATAATATATTCGATTATTTAGGATTAGGGTGGTATAGCGCATTCAAATAAACTGACCCATCTTTACCGTCTGACTATATACAAGCATATACAAATATACCATATAAACATACTATATACAATTCTACTGTATTGTATATAACGTTATGAGCAACAATACGTTCGAAGCACAACAAGCAAGATTATGTGAATCTGAACGTAATCGACGTATGCGTCGTATTCCACTCGTCCGGTTTAATTTGATGTCTCCATACAGCAATCTAACCACCGGCATTTCTACCGGGATTACGCAACAACAACTGAATATGCGACGTAAAGCCGAAATTTTAAAATACTCCAGTAACCAAATGTCATCACAAACGAATAATTTAACACAAAAACAAAAATGGTCCCGATTAGTAACACAACCATTACGCCAAAACACTACACGTAATCTGGTAAGCCAATGTCCGAACGATGCTCAATTACGCGTCCCAACCTCATCGTCTGGCGTTCCTGGACCAGTAATGTATTTATGGGAAGACACAACAGTGCCATTATATAACTATATCATCACGCGCACATACGCGTATAATATTCCAACCCAGAACAACTACTGGGATACTACGGTAAATACGAATGTCGGGATACTACACAACACTCGTGCAACCGTATTTACTATAAGTATTTTGCAATCGATAAACAAACCACAATATTCATACACCGTAACAATTCCTATCGGCCTACACGTGGAAGGTAAGTTGAATGATACAGTGAATACTATTCCTGTCGATATGTTTACAATATATCTAAGTGATCCGAAAATGCGAATAAAACAAAACGGCGCATATATTTTAAATACGGAGAGTAAGCCGATTAGCACAACTACGAATATAAATGATTTTAAATTATCGTTTAAACTGTCGTCTAATATGGGTGTGTCCAATCGCAATTTTACCGCTACACAATATGTAGGCACACTCACGTTTTCGGGAATAGAACTACTAACTTCTCCTATATATACGTTCGATTTTGAACTTGGGTTAAACTTAATGACCAATGATATTGATTCAATTTGGAATAATTTCGGGAGTTCCTTTTTATGTTATGCTTTTGCAAACATAACAAAAGATGTAATTGCTACGAGTAATTGCAATATAACATATCCGACGACACTTGTCAACGATATTGACCCCCCGAATTTATATGGAGTATAGAATTATTTTGCGACGGGATTCATACACGCATCTCTGGATGTAAATATTTGTCCGGACAAACATTTGTCGTGTTCATCTACCGAAATGCAACCGCGCATACCGGCGTCTTCACCTACAAAACACCAACCGCTCTTTTTCGCAGAAATGGAACGGTGAATCGTATCGGCGGTTTGCGATGGTTGCGGCGACGATGTGCACGTGGGACATCTGGGAGAAGATAATGCGATTTCGAGACTTTTACGTTCGCTCTCGTCCATTCCGCCCTTACTTGCATTTTTCAATAAATTCCCGACCGATTGCACTGTTCCTTCGGCGATATCAACACCCAATTTAGCAGTATCCGCGGTAATATCCGCGGTGGCATTTACCAAGTGTCCGGCGGAGTATCCCAACATAGATGCGACTTTTTGAACAACCGGTCCGAAAATTTTGGTTAATTCCGCTAATACATTTCCGGAAACAATCAACATATTTATCCCTAAAAACGAGAGAATCACAATTACAAGTAAAAAAATGATGACATTATTTTTGCTAAACACGGTGTCGTCCGACACCGCGGGTGATACGGGAACCGCATTATAGGGTTTATATTGCGTAACGGCAGAGGTTGAATTCATTATACAATGTAAATATATTATATTACAATATATTTACATCATCGAAAGAGAGTGTTTTGCCTTTGGAATTCGTTGTTATATGTATTATTTTTTGTGAAATAAGTATAAATGGCATTTTTCGATTTTATCGAGAACTTTTTCTTAATTAGTTTAGGAATAACGTTTGCATTAATACTATTATTAATTTACCACTTTAAACAACGCATCTCGTCGATGGAGAGAAAAGGCAATACAATGTACGAGTTAATTTCAAATATTGTGAGTGAAATGCGGTTTATGAAACAAATAAATATATTCAGTCGTCCCGAACCGGTCGAATCAATACCGGTCGAAATACCGACTCTCGATATGTCGGAAAAACATTCGATGAAATGTCCGTTTAGTTCCGCTAAAGTAGTTACTGAAGAGTGTATGACAGACTCGGAATTGCCCGCCATATCTAACTTTCTAACGGGTACACCGGTTGTTTCGCAAGTGAAAGTGTCCAAACTGATTGTCTCCGACGATTCCAGTGATTCTGATGATTCCGATGTATCAGACGAACCTATGTATGAAATCGAAACCGGTTCTGATTCCGATGATTCCGAGAGTAACGCAGACGACGATTCCGGAAGTGATAACGAAGAGAATAATGAAGATAATAAACTAGTAATTTCATCCGAAGAACCAAGTGCACACGTAGATATGCCCGAAATGCTACCTACAATCGAAGAAGTAGCGGCGGATGAGATTGTGCTAACCGCACAAGACGCGGAACCCGAGTTCGCAAATACTCTCGAAAATGTAACACAACCAATACAAATACTACCAGAAACACAACCAGTGGATTGTATTGCGGAACAGTCCGACGCAACAGTATCTGATATTGATATACCTAACCAAGAACCGGAAGAACCGCCGGCAAATACTGAACCCGTGCTTACTGCGTCGTCTGAATCACAGGATAAAAAACCAGCGAGAGATGCGTATCGTAAAATGAATATTACCCAATTGCGTGCAATGGCATCGACTCTCGAAATTCAAACAGATACTTCGAAAATGAAAAAGAATGAGTTAATACAATTAATAGAAAGTTTAGAACAATAGATACGGCGCGGGTATTGGGTATATAGTTGAGTGTGAGTATCGGGGAAGATCTTATTATATATATAATAAATATATACATATTATGTTTTCATTTTTGCATAAAGATAACGGTAATGACATAAACACATATGATCAACACCGTGTGGCATTATCCTTTCCCACTATGGATGATTTGCCGAAAAACGCGCAAGGATACAATACGAATAACCGGTATGGCGGATTTCCGCCATTAATGTGCGATGGGCGCAGTTTGATTGCAGCTTGGCAGCCCGAAGCGGACGTAAATAACGACATCATACAACGCAACGGAATTCGCTCGAATTGGGAATACCGTCAATATCTAACGAACAATGCTCCCGAAATAATGCGCCGCAATTTCATTGATTCCGCGAATGATATCGGATACTATGCGCGTAATGCGACAGAAGCCGGTGATGCACAGCCCATTCTCGCTACATCACTCAGTCGACCGTTTATGTATTCGAGTATTTTAGAGCAACCCGGCCATTTAGGAAATGAAAATACCGATTTGAAAACGGAATATTTAACGAAAGAACAGTTGAATGCGCAACAGTTTTCGCCAGTAGTTACTCAAGACGAACTCATTCGTATGACGCAACGCCGTTCTACAAAATCCAATGCGAAAGAATAATTAGAAACCATATAAACCATTTGTATAATAAACATACACTATTATACAAATCACAATATATCGATATGAAGTTGGTCAGTTTCGATATTGGTATTAAAAATATGGCGTATTGCGTTATGGAAGTAGGACCCATTGGGTCGACTCTCGAATTATCCAGTTTTCAAGTGGTCGATTGGAACGTAATTGATTTAATCGAATCTCGCGATACATCATCTGCCAAAAATGTATGTGGGTGTTTATTGAAAACGAAGAAAAAGGGTGATGCACAATGCGGGAAAAAAGCGAAATATCATAAAAACGACCAATATTTCTGCGAAACACACGCGAAAACCCAAACGCAGTATTTGATTCCTTCTAAAGAAAATACTCTCGGTTCTTTGCGAAAACGAAAGGTGGATGATATAACACAGCTGTATAGACAATTGGAGTTGCATTCCGGATTCGGGAGTTTTCCGAATAAACCGGAAATGGTAGAATCGATTGCGCGATACTATGATGCGCGAACATTTAGCGAAATACGAACAGTAAAAAAGAATGCAAATGATGCGAATTTAATACATATTGGATGGGCGATTCGTCGCGCATTTGAAACGCGCGAACATTTCAACGATATTACGCACGTCGTTATTGAAAACCAGATTTCGCCGATAGCTACACGTATGAAAACCATACAAGGAATGTTGGCACAATATTTTATAATGCAATCATCTCTCGAAAATCCGGTCGAAGTAGTGTTCGTTTCGTCGTCCAACAAATTACGTTTAGGAAAAAATACCAAACCAGACACTGTTGCGACCGAAACGCCGCCGTCCGGTTCGAAATATAAACAAAACAAAAAAGATGGGGTGGAATTGTGTCGGCAATACATTTCGGCAAATCCCGTATTGGAAAAATGGTCGGGAGTGTTGGGATTATCCAAAAAAGACAAAAAGGATGATTTAGCGGATTGTTTTTTGCAAGGTGTTTGGTATATGTCGAACCGAAATATAATTAATTGTGCGGACAACTTAAAAATAAATAGTGTCTAGATATCATAAGTATAAATGGAATCGGTAGACCTTAATTTTACGGATTTAGAACCAATTTCGCTAAATATTTCGGATGATATCGGGAGTAGTTCTTCGAATTTACAAAAATCCCCATCTGTGAATTTCGGACCCGGAATCGAGTTACTGATGAATGACAAGAAACGAAACGCGTCGAACAATATAAACATTGATTTAGGCGATCTGGACAAGCTGGAAAACGAACTCAACGAGTTATCCGGAACAAGTAAACGGGTCAATATGCCGAATTCGTCTTCGTCAGCATCCTCCTCTTTTTTCGGTGACACAAAATCAATTAGCGGGTTTGCGTCTGGATTATTCGGGTTTGGCGGTTCTGCCGGGAATGCCAATACGAAAACGGTGGAGGAAATCGAGAAAACCGACTCTCGATTGGGTCATTCAACCGTAGAAAGTATTGGAACATCGAAAACGTGGGACGGGTTTACAAAACTGGGCGATGTTCCACCCGGAGTAATCGGCGGATCGGGGCCATCAAACCGATTATCGGAAAAAGATAAACGACGTAAGAAGCGAATGATGATTAAGAAATTGGAGGAATGGTATGAGAAAGGACACATTAAAACGAGCAATCGGTTCAATATGGATTCGCCGTATGAAGAAGTCGAGGACGAATACGAGAATGCTCTCGAAGATAAACGCAAAAAGGATAGCATTAAATTGCAGGGGTGGTGGTTTATGACATTTGTGAATTCGATTGAATATGCGAATGCGGCGTTTAATCCATTCGATTTGAATTTAGACGGTTGGGGCGAACAAGTCACGGAAGATATCGACAGTTACGAGGAAATTTTCGCGGAATTGCACGAGAAATACAAGGGGGGTAAAATGGCGCCTGAATTGTCATTAATGTTGCGTCTAGGGTTTAGTGCGTGTATGGTGAATTTTACAAACAAGGCGTTATCGACCGCGACTCCCGGATTTAACGATGTGATAAAACAGAGTCCAGAATTGATGAAGATGTTCACAGAAGCAACCGTCAAGAATATGAGCCAACAGAGCCCCGGGTTTGCTTTTGCGAATAATTTGGTGAATAATCCAGACGCGATTAATACGTCG